ATTAGGATCAATCTGAAACTTAACATTATCACGAACATTAATCCAGTAATTACTTACATTTAAAGGATCTAAAGAATCTTCTAAATTAGGTACTGGAGTAGATGGTGGTAAAGCTATTTTATAATTAATAACATCACCAGAATGTATAAACTCATTTGTTGGTATACTTGTAAACCAATTTTCTGCATTAGGTGAATTCTCTAAACTACTATTATCTGGTAAGTAATCTAAAGAAATTTTTTTATTCCAAAGGATTAAACCCACGTCAAAATCAATAGAACCAAACGTATCTTTAATAGCTCCAGGTGTTATATTAGAAACATTTGTTCCAGCTATTTTATAATTAGTTGTTGATGCTTTGTTACCATAAGTAATATATTCAAAAATCCCACGATTAAAACCAGATGTATTATTTACATATCCAGCCGAATCATCTACAGTCTCTTTAACCCATTCTGTAGGTTCAATCCTATAAACAGTTATGAAATCAGAAAGGTTGATTGTATGTCCATTATAGGTAAATGAATTTTGAACTACAGGATCAAATGTATATCCTGCTCTATTAATAATAATGCAATAACGATTGTATCCATCAATATCTAAAAAGTGAAAATAAAGGTTATCAGTATTAAAGTTTAATCCCGCAGGAACCTCAACATTAGCAACATCTAGATAACTATTTCCAGTACTGGTGGATACATAAGTAAGTGGTGGTCTTTTTTCAACAGACTTCTCAAGAGTAACAAGGCAGTTATCTATGTTTTCAGCCTCACTGGTTAGTCTCTTAGTAGGTGCTTGTCGCCCTACGCCACCACTTAGTGTATTAATTGGAAGTCTTGCAAAAGCCATTAGAACCTCGTTCTTGTAAAGTATGGATCACTAGAGAGAATGCCACGTCTATCGACAGCTGCTCTAGTTCCATGATCACCTAGTAATATAGATCTATTTTTCTTAAAAACATCAGAAGCTCGGCCACGAGAAAGATGGTATTGTTCTCGCATAGCCATACGCTTATCGACGTCTAGATCACCTTGGGTTATAGCCTGATACTCTCTAGCAGCGGTTTCCATGATTCCTCTTTGTAAAGCAGAATCAATGTCATCCCAACCATAGTTGTTTACTGCGTTATTAAGTGTTACAATAACCTCAATTTTTAATGCCTTATCAAATACATCAGTCTGCTTGGTGATGTTGAACAACCTCGTTGGATTGGACTTAATAGTAGTTTGGATCACCTCCCCCGTCGTAGGATCGAACAGAGGTTCAACAACTTGAGCATAACAAGCAGTATCGGGTAAGATTATCTTACCTACGTTAACACCAGCTGTTTCAGGAGTAAAGGTAGCAACATATCTATTGTTTGCTATACCCCTCATTACAGCTGCCTTTATAGTTTGATTAAGTATGAACTGAGCAACACTTGTATCGACACCCGCATCTGTACTAAGATCGTTTACTATGTGTTCACCCGAGGACAATAGCATGTGATTAACTGCATCTACATAGCTGTATAGTCCCATTACTTACCTCCCTTCTGCTTATAAGGCACAAGTTTGTTTAACATTTCTTGACGTTTTTCGCAACCACATCCTGGGGTTTTTTTAAATCCCAGTTTGTTTGCCACCTTAGCTACGGTATCGCCAAGACCCTTAGAAGACATTTGAATTGGATTATATGGTTTTAAAGACATAAGTACTCCTGAGAAAAAAATACCTAGGGGGCCTTTCGACCCCCTAGGTACAAATAACAAAATGTAATTAATTATTAGATGTCATACGAAGCTTGGATTGCAGCGCAAAGTTCTGGACGAAGAACACCAGCGCCACCCATAATTGAACTAACAGTAAAGTATGTACCACGACGGACATCCTTAACTGTTTCAACCTTCATACCTTGTAAGCGTAACGAGCAAACAGCATTACGTTGCCAAATCAAAGCTTTAATTGGTCTAACAGTACCAGCACCAGCTGCAACAGCAGTAGATGGAACGTTATTAGTTACGGTTGGGCCTTGTGGATTAGTAAGACTGTATTCAGCACCAGCTGCAACACTACCAAGCCAGTTAAAATCATACTTAGCATCGCCAAGATCCCAAGTATAACCTGGAGTAGTTACTAAACCAGTTGATGCACTGACTACACGGTTAACAGTAGCATTTGAGTTACCTTTAGATCTAACAACAGTACCATCAAGTTGAGCAAGGTGGTTGCTCTTGATGATCTTGACACCCATGTATTCAAGAACATCACCAAGACCAAACATACCCTGATTAAGACCAGCACCTAAACCACCAGCTTCAGATACACCACCGAAGTATGGACGGCCAGCACCACCAACGAGGCCAGTAGCATCACGAGCAATACCAAGAGCACGGATATCGTGGAAAGCAGCTGGAGATACAGCGCAATAAACTTCACCAGCTGGAACATCTTGTTCTTGGAGATTTACCATGTAATACTCAAGGTGTTGAAGAAGTGCAAGAGCAGCGTCGGTTCGTTGAGTATCAGTTACACCAGTACCACGATTACCAAGATTATTAAATACCGCATTACCACTAAACTTAAAACCACCAGTGTAAGTGTCATTATTCATACCAGCAAGACCAGTACCAAATGGATTACGATTTGGAAGGAATGCGCCTTGAGCAATCATGCAAGCAATTTGCTTATCACGAACATTAGCAAGAGCAAGACCAGCTTGACGTGCTAGTTCAGCACGATAATCCCATTGGGTAAGCATGAGGTGGATATCGTCAAGTTCAAAGAACGCAGCCATTGGGCGTTGGTCAAGTGAAATATCGAACCAACCTGGAGTAGAAATACCTGAATCTCCAACTAATTCTTCACCAGCTTCCCAAATACCCTTGTGTCCAACGACACCAGTAATTGGGAAACGCTTGGTTGTGCCTGATTCAATAGTCTCAGTAACAACCATTGGTTCAAAAATATTATATTGGTCATAGGCATTAATTACTTCGCCCGACCAAATAGGAAGCCAGTAATCTGGATTAGCACTACCAGAAACAGCTGGAATACTTGTATTACCAGCAACTTGACCACCGCGTGGCCAGTTAGCTAAATTACCGTCTACTGCACCACCTGTTGGTACAACACCTACACCCGAATCAATAGGGAAAATTGAAGTTAATGATGACATATTTGTTTCTCCTTATATAGAAACTCTCTTTTAAATTAAATAAATATTAACGAAGGAGAAATTATTAATTAGTCCGTGTCCTAGTAAGAAATATAAATAAAATTTTCTTACGGGATTATACAGAGTTAACGATTTCTGTAACCATAACGAGATGTATTAACAACCATTGCTTCTACTGCTTGTCTATATTTTGAATCTACACGAAATCTCGGATCGCGTAGAGCAGCTTGTTGTTCGGCAAGGTTCTTAAACACTTGTACGGATTGTGGAACCTGAGAGGGATTAACCCGATTCTGCATAGCCTGGGGTTCCTGAGCCTTGGACTTTGCCTGTGGTTGTGTTTGCTCATATTCAGCCTTAAGACCTAGGAGGACATTCTTATAGGCGTTTGTTTGAAGAGAGCGATTAATAGCCGCAACTTCATCAGCTGGCTTAGCTTCTTGAGCCCACTTGAATAAACGCTTAAGGTTGTCACTTCCGCCCACGACAACTGCCGCATCTTCCCAAGATTGCTTTGCTAATGCTTTACGACCCTTAATCATTTGCTCAATAATTACTTCATCAGCACCCATCTTAGCTTGGATTTCTTTACGAGTAGTTGCACTTACGGCACCCGTTGAGTCAATTTCCTTGCCCCAACGAAGCCAATCTTCTGCACTAACCCGAGCCGTAGATCCAGGCTGAGGAGTAGGTGGTGGTGTAATCTTTAGATCTTCTGGAACGCCAGAAAGATCCTCGACTGGTTCTGGTTGAACCTGAGCTTGAGGTGAGTCCCCCACATAATTAGGATTAGTCACCCCATTTTGATTATACTGCTTCTTTAGAGAAGCTATTTCCTGTCTGGCTTGAGTGAATCCCTTGCGGGCTTCAATTAAACTGTTAAACCAATCATCAGAAGATTTGAAATTACTAGGGATCTTTTGCCCCTGATCTTGAACATACTTCATAAACATAGCACGTTCATGGGTTGTTTGTGGATCTTCTGATTGGATTGGTGTAGCAATGATTGGCTGAGTCTCGACAGGTTGAGATTGTTCAGCATTATTTGTATCTAACATTTAACTCTCCTTTAAGATTATTCGGATTACCGAGTCTTAGTTTTTTTCTTTGTTATTGGTTTTTTAGAATCTGGCTTTGGACCAGTACGTTCTTTAATATAATTCATATCACATTTCTTTTTCATTTTTTCTTTGCTTTCTTACTGGTTTTTTT